CACTAGTGATATATGAAGCATCTATAGACACACTCCCAGCCAATGATGACAAAGAAATCGTGTTTCCATAAGTTATTGACAGTTCGTTTGAAATTTCATCAAAATCAATATTTTGAGCCACGCCACCAGTTCCCCAATTTGCTGATTGTTGTCTTACTAAAGTTGTTGCTACAGTATCTCCTGCAACAATTCCTGTTAATTCCGAACCATCCCCATATATTTTTCCAACAGAACTTATATTATTAACATAGGTAAAATCATTAGCATGAGAACTTAAATTTGACCCAAGAGTGAAAACATTGGAATGAGATACTAAATTGTTTTGACCACCAGCAATGAAAGAATAATCACCATCAATTCCTATCTTGTTATTAAGACCATTTCCAATAAAAGAAAAATTTCCAGCAATATCATTATCTTCACCGTTTACTACAGTAGATGCTCCGCCAGATATATCATTACTATATCCACCTAATACAGAACCAAATATTTCAGACACTGTATTATTTCCATATTGGAAAATAAAAGAACTTAAAGATTTATTTAAAACATGTGTTTCATTTTCAATATCTACGATTTTAGATATATATTCATCATTATTTAAAATCTTTTTAAAGAAAAGATATCCATCTGCTATATTGATAGCAATTTCTCCAGAACTTAAAGAATTTAACAATGGAGTATTATTAGAAACGTCACTTTTTTTAATAAGAATTGTGTTCATTTATTATTAATACGATCCTTTCTGTCTTTTATTAAAGATAATATAACAGAATTAACAGTTTCACTTTTTTTTAATTCAACTGTTTTCTTTTTTTTAATTATTTGATTTAAAAAATTTTTTATATTGTCGAAAAACATATACTATATTTAGTAATAAATAATATATATACAACAAAAAAAACAACCTCATATTATTTCTAATATGAGGTTGTTAATATTTTTATATTATTTTATTTTTAGAACGATCCCCCATCAATGATGAAGTTTGTGATACTATTCACACCACTACCATTAAGATCACCCGACTGTAATTGTAAACCACCATTAGTGATGTTTACATTACTAGCTTGTAAATCAATATCGTTACCTCCACCGTTTGCACTAATAAGGATCTTATGATTATTATCTGTTTGAATGGTATAAGTAGCGTTTGTATTAACAGTAGAAATGCCATTTAAAGTATAGTTTGCCTCAACAGACGTGGCACCACATTGAACTACTTTAACTGTAGTTCCTTCGACTTCTACGTGAGTACCAGCAACACCTGGGTTGAAGTCATACGATTGAACTTGTAATTTATCAACTACTGTAGCATCAGCATTAAATGTAGCTAATCCATCAATGGTTAATGCACCAGCAGCAGAAACGCTAGAAGCGAATGTTGCAGCATTAGTTACATATAATGTTGATCCTAATGTAGTAGCAAGATCAACATCAAGTGTACCAGTGAAATCACCATTAACAGCGTAAACGTTACCAGAAGCAGAAATGTTACCAAAAACAGTTAATTTCTCGTTGGGATTAGCAGTACCTATACCAACCGTACCATCACCTTTAACGATTAAAGCTGTATCAACACCATCTTTGAATTCTGCAACATCATTAGTACCATTAACTTGGGTAACTACTAAAGCAGTATCCGTACCATAGTTATGAACTTGGAACGAACTTGTTGTAGTTGTTGTCGTTTCAATTGAGGTAGTAGAACCTAAGATTTCTAAATTACCAGTAACTCTTAAATTACCGCCGACATCAACGTTTCCGGATGTATTGATAGTATCAGAACTAATACCACTAGTAACCGTTAAACTACCACTAAGATCGACTGCTCTGTCATCGACGAGTTTAACAAATGTGTTGTAAATCTCTGATGATAAAGTTTCGACTGCTGTGTTACCAGATGTTCCAAGATCATCAACATATTTTTTAGTTGCTGCATCTTGATCATTTAATGGGTTAAGAACATTTGTTATTAAATTTGCACCAAGATCAATTACTGAATTTGGTGAAAATGTAACAGCGGATAATGTTGTCAATCCGAGTAATGTTTTATTACCAGAGATTGTTTGTGATAATGTTCTACTTACGAATGCGCCATCGCCACCAATTTCTAGTGTTGCGAGTTCGCCACCATAATATAGAGTGTTGTTTTTTTCACTAAAAGCCAACTCACCGCCAGATAATGATGGTATGTTATTGAGTGGACTAGAAGCTAACCGACGTTTAACTAATATTGTGTTTATTGTAGACATAGTTTTTTTATTTAAATTGCTTTAAATATAAAGCAAAAATACTTATCCTACTTTAATTACATTTGATTGTAAAAATTTAATTAAAAATATCCAGGATCAATAACTCCAGTATTGATATATTCAGTAGCAGATTGCCAATTCGCTGATAAATTCTGTTGTAAGAAATTGACCTCGTCACAAGTCTCTTCCCAACAAGCAGAAAGTTCTTGTAATGTATTTAATTCGTTTATTTCGGTTTGATTAAACCATGCTGCTGAATTAGAAATAACATTAGTAGTAACAGAAGTTATTGTTTGATAATTAGAACTTAAAGTTTGAAAAAAATTAAGTATTGGCAATAGTCCTACTCCTTTTTCGTCTATATATACGGTAATATTATCAGGTGTATCAGTTTGTACATTTACTGTTATTTCATTACAACAACTCATATGTTATACTGGTTGTTCTCCTGGTTGAGTTTCTTGTTCTGTTCCACCTTCTGGTATTGAGGTTTCTGTTCCAGCAACGGGAGCTTCACCACCAACAGGTGCGACCTCTCCTCCAGCTGATCCAAAATCAGGAATTGCAGATCCCCCACCAGATGCCGCACCTCCTGCACCAGCGGCAGATCCTACTTGACCAGATTGAGCAACATTTTCAGCCGCTTCTAAATGCTCTCTCCAATTAGGACCAGTTTGAGCAATTTGATCCAATTCCCATTTCAATGCAGCATCTTTTCTTAACCATTCCATATTTTCGCTTATCTTTGAATCGTTTAAATCCAAATAATGACGCATTGCAAATGTTTTTGATATATTATCTTGTGCGGCCATGCTTTCAAAATTCTTAATCTTTAATTCTAAATTTTGATTTTGTCTTAATGCAAAATAACTGCTTGGAGGTACAAAATCTAAATCAAAATAAGATTCGTGTAATTTATATTCATCCCACCATCCTCTTATTTTTAAATGTGTTATGAAAGCGTCTTTAAGACCCTTTGCAAATTGATATTGTATTCTTAATATCATTTTAGCAAATCTTAATTCTTCCCTTAAAATTTCTGATCCATCTTTAAAAGAATCTTCTGGATTTAGTCTAGTTGCTGGTACTCCTAATGCATTATAAAGCTTTGTTACAAAATACATCAAATCTTTTAATTCGCCTAAATTTTGTCCACCATTTAATACTTGAACATCCGAACCAGATTCTCCGGTTCTTTTAGCAAACCAAAATGAATCTAACATTGATTGTGGATCATATATGTTACCTGCGCTTCCACCACCAGCTTGTGGGTCATATGTTTTTTTAGACCAATACGACTGCATCAATTGCTTCAAATATGCTTCTGCTTTTGCTGGCGGCATATTACCAACATCGATAACAAACTTCAGTCTTTCTGGTGCTCTAACCAAACGATAAATAACAATAGCATCTTCGATTAAAGATAGTTGCTTGTATGCTCTTCTGCCTTTTTCTATATGTGGTATTCTGATAGACATATCTTCGTTCCAAATACCGGAATTTATATATGTTATTTGATTACCTTCAAATGTTATTAACTGATGTTGTAAGGAATTTGTTGGGTTTGGACTAGGCATCGGCAAGTTTGGTTGTCCTTGCTGATTATTTGTCATATTAATTGGTTTTTGAAATATGAAATTTTGAATAACATTATTTTGTATGTTATCATAAATTGGATTAATTAATTCACCTGGAACATTTAATATACCAATAATACCAAGATCTTTATTTCTTTCATGTACAATATTTTCAAAGAAAATTTCACCCTCGGTTAATAACTGTCTACAATATCCCCAGCCTTTATGTTCAATGTCAAAATTTTGAACAAATTTATAGAATTCTTTTTCGATTTCTTTTTTTTCTTCACTATCAATTTTATTGAATCCTGAAAATGCAATATTTACAACTTTTCCATTTTCATCTTTATTTATAAACTCGTCACATATCGCATCAATACAATCCGCAACTTCAGAAAATGCTGCCATCCTTCTATATTCCGATAATCTTCTTATTTTATCGGTATCAATTTGAGCATAGATAAAATTATGATAACCTTTATCGGTGGACATCAAATTGGGATTATAATAATCCGAATTGTTTTGATTCATGAAAGGACCGGTAATAACCGATTGTTGCATGACTCTTAATTCACGTTTTTTAGATAGTCTATCGAATAATTCGTATTTTGGGTTAGTATCACCAACATCTAATGCCTGATCTACATATGGCAATTTAGACAAAATAGAAGATATAAAACTTCTTCCATTATCTGATTGTCTATTTGGTTGTGGTAAAATATCAGGCATATAACTATAATTAACTATTTATTGCAAAAATCAAATTATATTTATGATATATCTATTCCAAATATCCCACAGTCTTTGCACTCAAGCCCTAATGCTCCATCGTATGCGCTAAGTTTAGGCATTTGTTTATCTTTGGTTAGAATCCCATATCCTGCTTCATTTTCAACTATTACGTCTATCATTCCAGTTTCTAATGGAATTTGAGGTAATTCAAATGTTAAATAATTTTCGTTGTATAGTAAAAATTCAGGCACTACAATCCCTCTAAATGATGGATACATGTCTTCCATTCTAGGAATACCGGAAAACGGATGAAAGGTGGTAACACCGTTGAACATATTTTCATTAGATGCACTTAGATAAACATTTTTAATTTCAAAAAAAGATTTTCCAAATATTTCAATAGTAGGAAAATTAGTTAAACCAATTTGATTAAATGCTAATATAGAACAAGGTTCAACGTTTTTAGGTTGAGGTCTAGCCGATATTGTCAAATAGTCTGTATGTCGATCATCTATATCGATCAATATTTCAGATTTGTCATTAATAGCAGTATAATCAGAATTTATAACATATATTTTTTTAATGACCTCATCCATTTTTTTGAATAACCATCCCTTTATAGTAAAAGATGTGTCGGCAGTTATTCTAAATGCCTGATTAGGGCCAGCATCATTTGGATATTGTAATCCTATATTACCATTCCATAAAACTTCGGTTCTTATTTCATATGGTACTATAGAACCATCCAAATCTGGCGTTTTCCATGATATAACTATATATGGATCACAATATGGCGCAAAATTAGATATAAGTTGTTCCATATCGTTTTGATACTTTGTTATTAGAGTCATATTCACCCCGATATTGATAGGTATCGGTTGTGGTATATGTTTTACATAATTCGATTCGGTTGGTGTTTTATTAAACACAACATTATATCCATCATTCTTATTAAAGACTCTGTTCTGATCTCTAGATATAGAAGCTATACTTACAGCAATTGCGGGAACCGTAATACCACCAGGTGCTGGGTTTTGTAAACTATTAAATATTCTTTGCTTTGGCCCATACACATACTTTACCTTAATATTATTTAAGGGCAATGATGGATTTTTTTCTTTATCATATCTTTTTATAAAGATATCATTGAAAGCACCAACGAATTGTTCTAATATCGTCTGAATCTCCCAATAGTATGTATATTTTTTCACTATGTATATTTACATAGTTAAACAATTCTATCTAAAAAATGTTTTGGTAGATTGTTTTTTTCTCTCATGATTGCATCCGCAACAACCCCATCTAAAATATAAGTCATAGAATAATCGTCTTTAGATCTTGTACATCTACCACACATCTGAATTAGTTTATCCAACATTTTCATAGTATATTGAGTTGGATTTTTTTCGAACATAGTCTTTATTCTTTTAGAACCAAGTGGAAGATATGGAGACTTTAAAATTATTTGAAAACGACCCAAATCGCCGTCTAAACTAACACCAGTATCTAACGATGGACTAACCAATACGGTTGGTTCGTTTGTACTTTTATGAGCATCTAAAAGCATTTCATTATTATTTGAAATATCTTTAAATAAGAATCTCGGATTTTCTGCGATTTTAGTTTTTAATTTATCTGCTATTTGATTAGTATGGGTATGAATCAATCCCTTTTCATTTTTGTGTTTTTCAGCAATAGAAATTGCGGCATTTAAAACATGAGGGAGATTTTGCTCCATTGTTTTATATGACAATTTGAATTTTCTACTGCAAAGAATAGGAGATCTTTTTGGATCGAAAGTAGATTCCATTTCAAAATATTCATAGTTTTTAATCCCTAAACTTTTAGCATATTCCTTGTGATTACTGATAGTAGCAGACATCATAAGAATTTTATCTGCTCTTTCAAACATATCTTGTGCAATAGGCTTAATGTCATAAGGACAAAATATAATACCATCACCATCTCTTTTCTCGGTTAGAAACGAACATCTTTCCCAATTTTCCACTGTCTCTTTTAAAGAATTGTATAGTCTGTTTAATTTAGACATACGTTGCATACATTTAAAATAATTCTTATCATTAATACCACTTGGCATATTTGATAATTCAGATTTAACAGAATCAAACTCAGATTCTACTTGAAGATATATATCCTGCAACCACAATAATGAGGTTTTCTGATCGTCGGTAAGAAGCTTTTTAAATTTTATATTCTCCGATAGTAAAGAGGTATATTGTAAATTCAGACTACATTTAGAAACAAGTTCATCCTCCAACCCATTTGCTTCATCGCAAATATAAATTTCCCTCTTCTTTAAGAAATCTGGTAAATTGAAAAATAATCTATAATTTAAAATAGGACAATGTGAAGCTAAGGATGTATTTCTAGCCTTGTAATAAGGACATCTATCAGCATCAAAACATTCTTGTTTTTGTTTTGGGGAAAACATACATGGGGCGTTCTCTGTTGTGAAATTGTAATCAACCTCACACTGATAATTGTTCTTGCCTTTAATAGTTGGTATATTGGGAAATAGTCCTTGATATTGATCTTGTAAAGATTTTGTTATAGTAAGAATAAAAGAACCGGACGATTTAGCATTCAAAAAATTATCCTCATACACATACTCATTGTTTTTATTTTTCTTATAAATCCCATAAGAATTTATAAGACCAATAAGACTATCATCCATATATGATGATGAATTGCCCACAGTAAGTCCTATATGGCTTTTACCAGATCCGGTGGGCAAACATCCAATAACAAATTTTTTACCGGTGTTAAAGCACTTTTCTATTTTGGATAGTGCTTCTTCTTGTTGTTTTCTAGGTTTAGATTTTTCCGGAAAAAAATCTACTAATTTGTTTTTAATCTCTGAAGTTTTCAAGACTTCTCACTATATCAACATTTACAACTTTACGCAAGCAAGAACATGGAGGAAAACTATAGTCTTGTTGATTTCTTCCCACACTATATCTACCATAGCATTTTTTACAATTACTAGGTGGATATTTTTTTAAGGGTATTTGACCAATGTCTAAAAGCTTAACATCGCTTTCTAAAACATCATAAACGGTTCCGGAAAAAACGCTATATACGGGTATTGATTTATTAGTTTCCATCTAAAGATAATATTGTATCCCAAAATTTATTTCCTGCAACTTTTTTAGGATATAGATTTAAATTTATTTCAATTTCAGGAGAATATTTTGCCAAAGTTTTAATTCGATAATCAAAAAATACTAAATTATCATCTTCATGAATTTCAACACCATAAGGTATAGGAATTTCTATTTTTTCCTTTTCTTTTTTTAAGGTATTCATAATAAATACTAAAAAGAAATTTTTTTGATAGAAAAGAATTAGCTTTCCTTTTTTATAAGATTTTTTGCCTATGTCCATTACAATATCTTTTTGTAATAAAAATTTACAAGCTTTTTCTAATTGTGAGCCATGTATAGTCATTATTTGTTCATAAATGCTCGTTTTTGAGCGGCTGTCATTTTACTTAAAACCAAATCGAAATATCTCCAAAATTCTGCCTGTTCGTTTTTAGTTCCCATTTTAAAGACTTTTACTAACTCACAGCTATTGGCGGGTATAGCTCTCCAGTCCTGCATGAAAATGTCCCATACGACAACAAGACCTTTAGATTCGGCATTATATGGTGGTTCTGATGTGGGTGGAACGAAATTAAGTATATTTTTACCTAATGTTGAATTTAAAACAGCCACGTTTAATGTACATAACATTCTTCGAGTCGGTGGAATACGTAATTTATTCCTTCGTACAAATTTAATTTCTACGATAGAAGAACTACATAAACTTTTCAAGCCTGTTATGCTTAGTGACATTATTTTTCAACAGGTGAACACACACCGAAAATTCTTCCTTCATTTAAGAAAACGATATTTTTTAAGTTATTTAAGTTATTAACCTGAATACCTTTGTCATTTGGGAAAATAATATGATCGCCTTGATTTACCGTTTTACAATTTGGACCAGCCAATAAAACTTTTGCAACTCTCCATGCAAAATGCACGGTGTTGATAGGAACCCAAATGCTACCTCTCTTAACTTCGGTTCCTTCTTCATTAACATCTACATATTGGCACATGAGAATATCATCTAATACTTTGTCTAGATGCCAATCTATTAGTTCCATCGATGCCCCTTTATATTGTTCTAATTGTACTTTGCCACCAATTAAGTCTTCTTGTTCTGGTCTTTTAATCATAAAATTAATTACTATCTGTTGTTAAATTCGCAAGTGCCTTTTCTAAAAAAATAATTTCTCTTTTAGAGATTTCCATATTATTTGAAATCATATTAAGCTCAATAAGAGTATCTGGATTATTTTGTTTTTTGATATATTTCAAATCTCCCTTTTTCTTTGATAAAATTATTTTATAAAAATTTAAAAAAGGAAAATCTAATATTTTGGCCATCCATCTATTAGTTGTCAAATTTACAATGTTTGAATTGTCAGTATTTGACATTGATATCCATCTATTAAAAATAAAACCTGATACATTTTTATCACTTGGTTCTTCTTTATTTTTTTTTAGAACCCAATCTAAATTAACAAATAAATTATCATTGAATGACTTTTTCATTTATTATATAACGCTTTAAATTTTTTTGCGCTTTCATGCCATTCTGGTGAATTCATAGAATCTCCCATACCAAAATGTGTAACTTTTATTGGATAGACTCCCATTTTTAATTTGTTTGAATTTGCTCTCAAACAAAAACTTATATCATAATGATGAAAACTAAAATTTTCATCAAATCTAGTATTCGTGTCTAAAAGTTTAGATACATCAACACCAATGAATAGACCGTCTAAAATCAAAGCACGAGAATCTGTATTACCAAAAACTGTAGTCCAACATTTTTTATCTTTTGAATGTGAAACTTCTCCGACCCAATCATTTCTATCTGACATAAGATGCCAAGCAGACATAGGAGCATTTAAATCACATTTCTTAGAACCTGCCAATCCAACGATGTCATATTTCTCAAATGCTAATTGTAATTTTTCTTCAAAAAACAAATCTTCTATTAAAACATCATCGTGAATAAAAATTATGTATTTTTGTCTATTTTCTTCTGTTATAAATGAATTGTAAACAGACGGAAGACCTTGAGTATTTTGACTTTTTACTATGCTGTTCTTTCTTATATTTAGTTTATCCAAAGATAGTGCTAACTGAGAATTTTTATTAAATTCTGTTAAATCTTCGGGTGTAGCTGTTACGATTATATATTCTTTTTTTATTTTGTTCATGTTAAAAGTAAATAGATGAGATAAATATAGTGTAATGAGTAATTATAAAAAAGTCAAAAAGAAAAATATGAAAAATATAAAGGCACGTTCAGAAGTCAAAAGAATTTTAAGTTCAAATGTGGCAAGATTGGACTTAAAAGAAAGTTCAGATATTCCTTTTGCTAAAAACTTTTTATACTCTTTGTTCAAAGAACAAGACGAGGAAGAGGTTGTTGCTGATGAAAAAACACCAAAAACACCGGATCAGTTCACACCAGAACAAAATCAACAAGATTTAGAGGGGTCATTGGACCCCAATACTGATCCATCTAAATTTGATGTTGAAGGAGTTTCGCCCGATTTGACTGTGCAAAATATTGAAAAAGTATTGGAGTGGTCTAAAAAATTAGATGAGTTTGCAATGTTTTTAAACAGTCCACAGGAAGATTCATTACATAAAACTCTTGCTGATAACGATAGATCTGGTAGCTTACTCAGAGGTGTTACCAGAAAAGCATCTGATTCTATTACTAGAATTACTGGCGAAATTGAAAAATTGAAAGCTGTTTTAGACACGTATATTAACACAGCACCTAAAAAATTAAGAGATACAGAACAACTTAAAATGGGAAGCTAGAATATATTGTTCAGTATAACATTATAATCTATTTCATCTATTTTTTCGCTAACTGCTAAATCGTTAAAGTCTTTAAACTTCATATCAGAAGACCACATGAAAACGGTTTCCCCTTTTCTAGAAAGTTCTTTTATCTTTTCTTTTGCTGTTTTATCAAATAATGGATTATCTAAAACCCATATTTTTTTATGAAAAGGAAACTCATTGAGTTGTTTTCTTTGTAGAGGATTTAAAGACAATCCAGCGGCACTTACAGCGTTTTTAACAAACATCGAGTCTATTGGTCCCTCAAAGATAAAAATATAATCTAACGTAGAATCTATTTTATCTATTCCGAATAAAGATTTATCATATCCAACCTTTCCTAAATATTTTGGAATTTCTCCGGTTAATGATCTAGTCTGATAAAAAATAACTTTGTTATTTCTGTCATAAAATGGGATACATAATCTATTTTTATGATAAAAATCAGTAAAACTAATATATAAACTATTGGGTCTATTTACAGCAGTAAACAATCTTCTTTTTTCACAATATTCAACTGCTTTGTTGAAATCTTTATTTTTAATATAAAAATTTCTCTGTACATCATCTACTAAATTGATTGAATCATGTGGCAAGCTAGGCAATTCTTTTTTATTAAAAGACGCAGGTTTATTGATAATATTTGTAATATTAAAAGAGGTTGTATTTTCGCGTATTTCGGAATAAATCTCATCTACAGATGAATCTGATACATCACATATCCATCTTAACGCATTCCAAGACTTGGAGCAATTGAAACAGTAGAAGCTACCACTTTCAGGATAATAATATAAACGTTTTTTACTTCCCCAACTATTACCTTCTTTGCACACAGGACAACCTGCATTATAGACGTTTTCGTATCTACGATGCTCAGGTTCTCCCGCGTAAGTATAAAACTTATTTAGTATGTAAGTTTCTGGTATAGTCATACCAGAATAATAATATATTTTTATTTATAGTCAATTAAAATAATTGCTATTGGTAGCTGGTGTATTTTCTTCATCGCTGTCGAAATTGTATTGTGTTTTATTAGCAGCTTGTTCATCATCACCATCTTGATTCGACTCTACAGAATTTACATTTTCTTCATTAGAAGTAGTTTCTTCTTCATCTTGATCTTCCTCTTGTTCTTCTTCAAATGGAGAAAACGATTTTCTTTGATTTATAAAAAGTTTAAAAAATTCATTTGTATTAAACTCTACAGATTTTTTGTTGTCGAAATGATCTTTTAGATTAGTTTCTATGATTTTTTTAATTTTAGAAACAGTAAATTTATTTTCATCGTTATCTGTTTTTAAAAATTCTAAAATTTTTGTATAAATTGGTTTATTCAAATTATCTTCTGACATTTTATTGATATATTTTTCAATATCATCGAAATCTAAAGAGATTTCTTTATCATGATCGGTTTTAGGTCTTCCTTCTAATAAGGTAGTTAAATAATTTTCAAACAATAAATCAAATTTCATACTAATATTTACATTTAAAATGTTGCAGGTACAATATCTGATATTAAACTTTGATCTTCACCGTAATGTTTGCCATTTTCTTGTAGGTAAAGCTCTGTCATTTTTATTCTTTCTTCTCTATTACCAAAAATTTCTATTAATGCTGGAGAATTGTTGACTGGAAAAATTCTACCATCTCCTCTGAGATAAGATTGTTGAAATACTTTGAAAATGTTGTCGATTTCTTCTCTATAAACTGGATCAGTATCTCTTAAAGAATTTTCTTCCAATGGCACTTCTGATACTTTTGTTAAAGGAAAAAACAAAATGATATCAAACATAGATAGAGTTTCTCTTACTATGATTCTTGTTTCATCTACAAATCTATCAGATACCTTATCATTTAAATTCAACCAAGAAGAATATGCTAGATTATCTAATATACATCTATCAAAAATTACAAAATCTTTTTTACAAGACTCTATAGTTTGATCTATTAAATAATTTAAAATCTTTTTTTGTGATTCTTCTGTACCATTTTTACTATGTGGAATATTTTCATTCTTAATTAAATCTCGGTATGAATTACTGGGTGTTTCATACATTGGCCATTTTTTTAAAAAATCTTGAATGTATGTTGTTTTACCTGTACTATGTGTTCCGATTGTTGCTATTTTCATAAAATTTCTTCTTTGTTAATTTCTAGCTCTGGAAAATAAGATACAATATCTTTTGTCTGAGTTTCATCGAAACCATATTCATTTACAGAATAAACATATATACTCTCAGTTGGTATTTTTGGATTTTGTAAACGTATTTTTTTAGATAACTCTATCATATTATCAATATCATCCTTATACCAATTTGCGCATACATCTACTGATGATGAAAAAAGTAAAGATTCTAAAATAATTTTTATTTCTTTTTCAGAAAAAGTTAATTCGATCATATGAATATATTACTATATATATGATAAAAAACAACTTTTTATTTTTTAAATTTCGCTACTTTCTGGGAAATTTGTTGGAGATTGATCCATGATGTTTATCAAAACTGATTCAGCCTCTTTGGGTGATTTATTTATTTTTTGATTTAAATTTGCTATTTCGTTTCTTTTGGTTTCATTATCACTAAATGCCATCAATAATGCCTTTTGAATTAAAAATAATAAGCTTTTATACTTTTCTTCATCCAAATCTACAGTTTCTTCATCTGGCAAAGCAGTTTGCATTTCATCAGAAACGGCAGGTTGTTCTTGATCTGCCTGCATAGTTTCTTCTGGTGCTGGTGCCATATCTTGTTCCTTTAAATATTGCTTTGCTGCTTCGTTGTATATTTGTGAAAATTTCATTTTATATATTTATATTAAAAATTAAACATTTCAAATTATTTCGGTAAGTAATATTAATGGACGAGAGTTTTATTTTCAACAAAAATTCATATGTGGCATTTGATGGCACCAGTTTGAGAGATATAATCATTGATAGATTAAATCGTGGTAAAGTATTTACCGATCAAAACTATCAAGGATCTAATATATCGGCAGTTATAGATATTATTGCATATTCATTTAGTAATTTATTATTTTATCTAAATAAAACATCATCAGAAAGTTTATTTTCAGAATCTCAATTATATGAGAATATGAATAGAATTGTCAAGTTATTAAATTATAAACCAGTTGGTCCACAAGGACAGTCTGTGCCCATAAAACTGACAATAACTAATTTACCACCTGGTAATTATATAATACCTAAATATAGCTATATAAATGTAGGAAGCTCCCTTTATTCATTTACAGAAGATGTATCTTTCACAAAATTAACATATAATATTTTAGAAAATATTACAGCTTTAGACAACACAATTTCATTAAAAGAAGGAACGTTTCAAGAATATCCACTATATTATTCAGGTGGAATAAATAATGAAAAAATTTATTTATCGGTTGATTCGAAAGTTACTGTAGATAATTTTAATATAAATGTATATGTTAAAAAATATAACACCGATAAATGGCAAAAATGGGCAAGAGTAAATGATTTGTTTTTAAATAAAGCTAATGATGCCGTATATGAAGTTAGATATAATGAAAATAAAAGATATGAAATAACATTCGGTGATGATATAAATGGTAAAAAATTAGAAAAAGGTGATTCAGTAGCTATTTATTATTTAAAAATAAATCCTACTATTCAAAACATAGGATCTGGTGCAATAAACGAGGTAAAAACTGTTATGTATAATTCTTTGCAATATGCAAAAATCTTACAAGATACTGGCATAGATTCAGGCAACTATTTAAATTCATTAGGATGTTTGAACGTAAAAGTAAGCAACGATTTTCCATCTACTTCATTTTCACCAGAAGAAACAGTTGATGATATTAGAAAAAATTCACCACAAAGTTTTAAATCTCAAAATAGATTAGTTACCAAATCTGATTATGAAATTTTTATTAAAAAGAATTATAAAGATATGATTTCAGATATTAAAGTGTTGAATAATGATGAGTATTTAAAACAACATATAAAATATTTGTATGAGTCTGGATTAAATTCACCACAAACTGATACTAAAATATTGTACAATCAAATTAAATTTGCAAATAGTTGTAATTTTAATAATTTATATTTGTACATGGTTCCATCTAATGAAGATCAAGAATATTTAACACCATCCCAAAAAGAATTTATATTAGAGGGTGTAAATGAGATTAAAACTATCACAACTCAAATAATACCCATAGATCCTGTTTATATGTATATGGATTTTTATTTAAAAGCATCTAATAGCGACACAATATCTTTATTAGATATAAATAAAACCAAAATTTTAATAAATAAATCATACAATACTAGAAGAGCATCATCAGCAATTGCATTGGAAATCAAACAAATATTTGTTGATAGTTTCTCAAAATTAACTTCAAAATTAGGACAAATTATAGATGTTTATGAAATTGCAAATAAAATAGTAAATATTGACGGGGTAGATAATATTAAATCCTATAGGTCTGATATAGATTTAACTACAGATGGTTTATCTTTTGTGATGTGGAATCCAACTTATCCTGATACTGATATATCGGTTTTCACTCAAAATATAACAATAGAAAATTTTAAATTTCCAATTTTTAATAATATAGATAATATATTAAA